CATTGGTGTGTCACCAACAACAAACGCAGTTTGTGCGCGGTCATTATTTAATGCTACCATTTCGTCAATTACTTCTGGGTATCCCGGGCATGCAATTAAGTTAAACTGAAATTGATCTTCACGAACTTCTGTGTTGGCAATAATTGCTGCTTGCATAGCCGCAGTAACCATACGACGCTGCGCTTGACGACCCATGTACGGACTGCCGTTATCTTTAAGACCACTAGCAGTTTGCCATGTGTCTTTAACAGTAGGCAATGAACCGCTAGCACCTGGTACTGCAGGTAACTCAGGGTAAGCATTTGCATTAAATTTGTTACTAACAAACTGCTTAACATTGTATCCACTGCGACGAGTATTGAACAATAGCATACCACGAGGATATAGTCTATAATCAGGTGCGTCTTGATCAATGTAATCACTTGCCAGTAGATCTGTAATAGCTGGTAAAGAACCAGTAATTACATCTGTAGTGCCATCAGTATCCCAACGAGCATCAGCAAATACAATACCGTTTTGACCAACTTGATCTGTATTATCAATCAAGATCCAGTCAGTGCCATCGTACCGATAAATTACAGGATAGTTTTCTAGATCTGCGGTATCTAACCATAGATCACCTGCTTCTAAACCTGTTACTCCGTCACTTTGGAATTCTGGTTGACTTGCACTTACAATAACACCTTCAGGATCAGTATCTGCTAGGATATAGCCTCTAGCATCTGTTTTACCAGTCCAATAAGAACTTCTGTATCCTCTCCAGCCCCCAATATCATTAATCATAATATCAATGCTAGCAGGATCGCTATAATACCATAATGTACCATCTGTTGGTGCTTCGTATGGTTCAGTAGTACTATAAGTATAAGTTAGTGATTCCCAGTTAGTTAATGCTAATGTTGAACCATATAAGATTGTGCCTGTAGTTGAACTTGTAAATCCTGCATCTCCTGTTGGAGTTCCGGTATCATCTGTCAGATAAATATCGCCACCAAAAATATGTGTAAATGTAATAATATTATTAGTTACACTAACATTCAATTCTGGAATATTTAAAGCCAATATATCAGATACAAAGCTTGCAGGTGTAGTTCCTGTTAATGTTACTGTATATTCTGTGATGTTTGCTGAGCCAATTTCAGTTACACCAATAATTAATATATCCGAGGCAGTAAAAGGATTAGCTGCCAAAGTAGATCCGCTTACAACAGTCTGGCCTGTTACACGGCGTCGGAATGGTTTAAATGCGTCCGAATCATCTCGCAACGGATCCCATGCAATCCAAACTGTCCCTGCCACGATGCCGTTACCACCAGCTGCTGGATCTAATCCAAAAAGGGCATCTTCTGCTCTGTTGAAGAACTCTGTAGCAAGTGTAGCAAATGTTTCTGTGGTTGTGCTATAGCGTTTAATAACAACATCTGCTCCGCTACCTGTAGCTCCAACTTTAGCAAAAATACTACCGCTAGGTCTTGGAACTGTGTCTGTGCTTCTCCAACTTGGAACTTCGGCAAATGTACCAAAGATTAATTCTGGATTAGCATAGGTGCTACCAGAAGTTCCTAAACCAAGACTAGCCATTGGTGTTCCTGAACTATTAGAAATAGTAATCTTACCATCGGCAGTTACTCCGTCACTGGCTGCTGTATCTGTTGCATAAATTTCTAATCTTGAATCAATATATTCTGCGGTCACACCTGTAATAGCAGCGCTATTGATAGCAGCAACTACCTGAGCAATAGTTCTTGCTGATCCGGTGTTACCCACTGTAACAGTACTTCCATTGATAGTTAGAGCTGCTGCTGGCGAACTAGCAGCAATGGCTGTTGTTGAACTAGTTGCAAAAGTAACGGTTCCTTTGATTGTTGGCCAACTTTGTTTCCATGCACTTGTACCAATTCTTACCCAGGTATTACTTCTGTTTTTGTAAAACAAAATAGCATTACTACCGGTACCAAACGAAACTGCATAACTTCCAATTTGTCCAATACTTGCGTTTGGTACATAAATGCCGCTTGATAATGTTTGGCTAGTAGTACTAGTAACTAAAATAGGGGTTTTTAAAGTAAATTCGCTGTTAATTGCATCCCACTCATTTATTCCCCAAACACTTTCAGTAAGATCCATCCAATGAGTGTTGTTAGCAACTGTACCCGTTGGACGCACACTTGTGCCTTCTAATTCATTAAGATTAATATCAGCACGGATAGCAAAAAGTCTGTTTACATTGCCTAAAATACTATAGGCTGTCATTAAACCATATTCGTTGCGTTCATCACCGTGTAATGGTGTACCTGCTGCGCTTTGTTTAAAGCTAGGGTAACCCATTGACGCAATAAGCTCGCGTTGACTAGAATATGTAAGTAATTTTCCTGCTCTAGCAGCAGTTGTGTCGGTGGCCAAGCTACCTGAAGGATTAGTTTTATCCTGGGCTGTAGCCATAATAATAAGGGGAACTGTTCCTACTGCGCCGGGAACATATTGACTTTCGTCTGTGACGGTAATTTCTAAACCTGGAGATACTAGTGCCATGTTTTTATCCTTTAACAAAACATTTGCTAGTATTTATTAAAAGGATATTATTTTGGTATGATATGAGGTGCCTTTAAAAGGTTTTACATATAAATACTTTATGAACAGGCCTCTATGCACTCAATGTAACGGCAATTTAGCCGCTGTAAACTACAAACTAGGAAAAAGAACCTATTATAGAAAACATTGTGCAAGTTGTTTGCGTAAAGGACGCAATATTAAAGAAATGCCCGGTTGGACAAAAACAGGATATAAGAAAAAACTGTGCTGCGAGCGGTGTAATTTTTCAGCAAAAACATCTAAGCAAATGTTTGTTTTTTATATTGATGGTAATTTAAAAAATAATAATTGGATAAACTTGCGTAGTGTTTGTGCTAATTGTAGGATAGAACTTAATCAATCAAAAACTACTTGGCGTGAGAGTACGCTAATAGCAGATTATTAACTTTGTCATACAACTCTTCTACAGTACCGTTGTTTTCTAGTTCATAGTTAAATGTTTGCCCTATCCATGCCCACTCACTGTGGTGCACTCGCGGATACCTTTGTGGCATAAGCTGTCCAGCATCTTCTAGTAGCCATTGCCTATCTTCGTGTGTTGTATTTTCTCTAAGAGCGCAGTCATACCACTTGGGCAATTCTCCTCGTTTTACCCAGACACATATACCACCGTGCTTTCTAATGGCAGCTATTTCATTAGGAAATCTTACATCGCTTATAACAATATTTTCTGTGGTTTTGCGTAATCTATTTTCTAAACTAGCTATCCATATATCGTTATGAAATGCTTTCCTGCAAACTTCTGTTCCCCATAACTGTAACATATATCTTGGAGTAAGATTGGGCATGCCTAATCTTTTTGACCACCATGTATCTACCTGTTCGCGCCACTCTCTTGCTTCGGGAGTAAGTCCTTCTAATAGTTCTCGGTCCCACCCAAATACTCTAGCCACTGCATCTTTGAGTGTACCTGCAAAACTATCTCTTACATATCCATGTTTGGCAACTAGGTAATTTGCGACTGTGTCTTTTCCCGATCCGATGAATCCTGTTATTCCAATTATCATTGCAAAAGTATACGACGATTACTTCTTGGCGTCAAATATAATAGGGCCAGTTTGGTCTAAAAACTTTGCCACTTGGTCAAAACTGTTCCAAAATTTAAATTGTACAATTTCTCTTTTTCCCGTGGAATTAACTTCGTGTGGGTGATTGGTATCTAGTAGCCAAGCGGTTTTTGGTATAGATTCGTATGCAAAATATCTATTCGAATCAGCAAGATCGTATACTATTGTTTTAGCCTTAATGTCTTGGGAATCTACTATATAATTTATTTTGCACTGATCGTAGGCTTCTTTGTCGCTAGGTTTTTGATCAATATGCAATTTTATATCTTCGTAATTAACGCTCCAAGCAATACCGGCTAAATCTAGAGGTGCAAAAAGTTTAACTGCTTGTTTATACCATGGACAAAGACTGTAAAAAAGTTGTCCTCTCCAACTATCCCAATTGTTGGAAATTCTTTCATCAGTGCTATCAATTGATCCTAAATGTTTGAGATAATAAAATGTTTGACCGTAAATAATCCCAGTTGGATCATTGTCACTTAAAATATAATCAGACTGCAATTCATTCGAGCTTATTTTTTCTTTCAGCCCAAGATATCTAGCTCTTACTCTGTCCCAGTCTTGATTTACAATTGTTAAATTAACTTTTTTTATTAGTTGATAATCTGATGACATTCACACTTATCAAGTTGTTGAAAGATTTAAACACCGTATTTGTTCTTTTTAGGTTTAGCAACTGGACTTGTCTTTTGTATTGTAGGACCTTCTTGACTGCGCAAGTCTCCGTGATTCATGTCTTCGTGATTGGCATGAACTGCTTTGTAAGCCAAATTGAGCATTTCTTGTTCTTCTTGGCTGTAAGGTGCTGTCAGTTTCCACTTACCAAGCCAAGATTCTTCATCGACTTCGGGCATGGTTTTGCCGTCAGTGGCAGCTAGTGCTAATCCTAAACGGTATAATGTGTAATCGCTGTTCCACTTTTTGCCGTCAGTAAACCTGTTTAGCCCTCTAGTTGCCCGGCGTTGGCGGTCGCTGAGTTCTCCTACACTTTCTTGTATGATATCTTTAATCTTCATTATCCAATTACCCAAGTCAATGGCTGTGATCCATCAACAAAGTCTTTAAGTTCTTGCTCAAGTTTTTCCATTTCTGCAGTGGCCTCACCTTTAAGTGTAGACCCATTGAGTTGTGTACCGCCTTGTGGTCCAGCAATACTAGCAAACTTTTCTCTAGCTTCACCTACTATTCGTTTGGCAAAGCTATAAGCATACTCTTGTATCCAAGGAAACGCTTGGTAGTCGTTCAATAACATACTATCTGGCTTGTAGTTATACAAGTGTAGTAATACATCCTCAAACCCATTTGGATCTGCATTTGAACCAACAAATGGTATTTTTCGTATTAGGGTAAGTTTTTTAGTAGTTTTATTGAATGTAAAATTCAAATAACCACCAAACATACGCATTGCTAATTTTTGATAATCTACAAATAATTCGTAATTTAATAAACCACCAACACGCCCTGCAACCAACATGTAAGTGTTTAGATAACCTGATGCAAATGGTTCAAATTGACTAGCAGTTGTGCCTGATACCGAACCAATACCGCGTCTATATGCTGCCCTAACATCCATAACAATGCTAGGTAATATAATTTCTTGTGTTTCAGGAAAAAGTTTAAGAAACGCATAGCTTTCTTCTTGACTGTTACCGGCTCGCTGACGATATTTAATTAATGCTTGATTTATAGCCATTTCATAATGCTCTTTGTCAAGCTCTACATCTACTATACCATCGCCTAGGCGCATACGAATGTAGTCAGTAATTTCGGCTCGCTTTTTATTGAACGATACAAGCCATTCTGCGCCTTCATCAAACTCGATGTGCCCAGATCCTGACCCTGTGGCCGAATTGTATAGGCTGTCAGATTTAAGAACGCCGTTAGCGTAAAAGTAGGTAGTATCCGCTACTACATTGCCAGTAAAAGGGTTAGACATCCATGTTCCTAAAGTACAAAGTATTTATTGCACTTTAAGAAGAACAGTATCCGAATTCAAACGCCCATTACCCTGTGTTTCTGTAGCTTTAATATCTTCTAGGAATTTACGCAATTGGATTTTGCCCGCTTTTGCAAACTCTTTAAGTTTTTCTTCTGGCTTTCTAAGTGTTTTGCCAACACTTGTAGACTCATTGTATCCTGTGAGCGAAGTACCTTTTACACCCAATGGTCCTGTAACACTATCGGCCACATACTTGTAAAGCTTACGAGTTTTTGTATTGTAACACCATAGTTCTTGTGCTCCAATGATGTCCACAGGATTGATAGACACCAACTTCAGTGTCTTTTCTTCCCGCATGTATTTGAGCTTGCTGACAACTTTTTCTTTGTTGGGTGCTCGCTTGACTCGCGCTTTTTTGGTAGCTTTCTTTACATTACGATATTGATCCAGTGCATCCAGTATGCTTTGTATAAATGCATGATGCCGTTTGTAATCAGCTGCTTTGTAATGACGGTAAGCTTCAGCAATTTGCTCATCGGCTTTGCCAAGTGCTTCGCCTAGCTCAGTTTTGCGAGCCATGAACAGGTCTTCGAACTTTTTAATTTGACT